ACAGTTGCGGCCTGAGCCAATCTAAGCTGGCTCGGTTTGCTTCGCTTTAACTGTCTTTTTCTTCCACGCCCTGCCTTGGGCAATCCACGCCTCAAGGAACTTTGGATCAAGTTCGCGGAAAATCTCCAGAATCTCCCTCTCGGGATTCGCGGCTGACTTGGTGTCTCCTTTCAGTAGATATTCAGGGGTGGTTCCAAGCGCCTGGGCGAGCCGCTCCAGCGTAGAACTCAGGATCGCGGCGTTAAAGCCCTTTTCTAATCGGCTAATCGTCGCCTGACGAACGCCCACCAGCAACATAAGCTGATCCTGCGTCAGCCCTTTGTGCTTACGCAGCCGCTTAACTCTTTCCCCTAGCGTCTCTAGTTTGTTCATCTTGGTTAAATGATACCCAAAGTAATACACTTAAAGGGTTGACAGATAAAATCCTTTGAAGTATATTTGGTCAATGAACTTAAATGACGTAGTGAAACATTTTGGCACACAGGTGAAAGCCGCAGCCGCCATAGGCGTAAGCCAAGCCTCCATCTCACGGTGGGGCAATCGGTTCCCATATCAGCGCCAATGCCAACTGGAAGTAATGACCGGCGGGAAGTTGAAGGCTGAGAAAAAGAGCGCATGAAAAAATTTTGCTCCACTTCCGATCTATAACGCAAGGCGTAATACCTGTAAGGGGGTATTAAATATGCAAACCGAACTGCCTTTGATTGGACTGCTTCGCTCGCCCGAGCAAATTCGGGATGATGTTTTGCGAACATTCGGCGACGAGGAAGAGGTCGCCACGAAGTTTGCTGTCCGGTGGGCATGGGATAACCGGCGCATCAAGGCCATGAGCCAGCATAGCGCCGCCCAACACGTCGGGATGCCAGCCAGCCACTTTAGCTGCGTGCTGAACGGGCAGAAATATTTGCCGCCCCACAAGATCAATTCTTTTGAATGGGTCGTGGGCAACCACGCCGTTGCCCAAACAATCGCAAGGTTTGCGGCTATCCGTGAAAACGAACAAGCCAAGCAGATCGGCCTGCTGGTGGCTGAAACTCTGGTCAAAGCCGCATGAATCGGGATTTGCCGATGCTCTCAAAGGCCGATGAGGTCAGGGAGGCGGAGATTGGCTTCGTCCAGGCGCTCTTGTGCATAGAAGCGCGGTTCAACGACAACGCAGACATGAAACGCCAGCTTGCCGACAGGATGCGCCAGTTGTGCAGCAGCCGCTCGCCGCAGCAAGTAAATGCAATGGAAATAACTCGGGGGTTGGTTTGAACTGGTACAAACATTACATGGGTGATTACAACCGTGATACCGCCCACCTCTCCCTGTCCGAACACGGCGCATATCGGGTGTTGCTCGACACCTACTACGCCACCGCAAAACCCCTTCCAGCCTCGCCAGACGCCCTCTACAGGCTTGCCAAGGCCATGACCCCTGCCGAGCGCAAAGCGGTTGATCTGGTGGCTTTGCAGTTCTTCCCCGTGGGCGGTGATGGCCTTCGCCGCAACGTCAGGGCAGACCGCGAGATTGCCAAACACAAGAACCAAGCGGAAATAAACCGCGAGATTGGTAAGCGAGGCGGTAGGCCAATCGGTTCCGTAAAAATAACCGAATCGGTTATCGAATCGGTTTCCGAATCGGTTAGTAAATCGGTTCCCAAAATGGAACCCGCAAATAACCCTAACCAGAAACCAGAAACCAGAGAAAACCTAAAACCTGAAATTCCGATTGCTGCCGCAATCCCTGATGCTGGCCCGATTTGGTCGGAATGTCTTGCAATCCTGCGAGATCAGGGCAATTCAGAATCTTCTGCTCGTAGCTTTCTGGGGCTTTCGCTGCGGGAATACACCGAGCCGCAAGTGGCCGAGGCGGTGAAAGCGAGTATCGGCAAGGCAAATGCCCTTGCCTACGTTCGGGCCGTCTTGAAAGCATCCCCGAAAAAAACCGATAACACGACGAAAAGGGTGGCGATATGAAGGCGAATGTCTTGCTGTCGAAGCTTGATGGAGTGAAGCAAACCGGCGCGGATAGGTGGCGGGCGCGGTGCCCTTCGCACGGCAGTAAAAGCCTGACGCTTGTGGTGCGGCAAATGGACGATGGAAGGGTTTTGCTTAAGTGCCACGCCGGTTGCGGCGCTGCGGAGGTTTTGGGGGCTGTAGGGCTTGAGTTTGATGCACTATTCCCTGACAACCCGCAAGAACGGGTCAAGCGTGAGCGCAGCCCCTTTAACGCGCACGATGTTCTGGCTGCTTTATCTGACGAGGCGCGGGTGCTTGCAATGGGCGGCGCTTGGCTCAATCAGGGCATTGTTTTGGACGATGAGGGCAGGGCAAGGATGGTGCTTGCTGCTAGTCGTGTTGAGGCCGCAAGGAGCCTGACAAATGGCGAACGCTGAACGCGGCGCGGCAGTCCTAGATGCTGCCGTAAAGCCGAAGCTGTCAAGCGTTCGGAGCCATTACCGCGAAGTCAAGGCGTTGTGGCAAAGCGGGTTGCAACCAGGCGACAGGACAGGCTGGCCGAGTGTAGATCGCCTCTTTTCCGTGGCCGTTGGAATGATGACCGTGATAACCGGCTGGCCTTCGTCGGGTAAGTCTGAATGGCTGGATGCCTTGCTCGTCAATCTTTCCAAGCAAGGATGGCAAGGGGCGATATTCAGCTTTGAGAATCAGCCGGTGGCGCTACACATCTCAAAAATGCTCGAAAAGTTTAGCGGGAAGCCGTTTTCTGATGGCCCGACAGAGCGTTTAACCGAGGAAGAAGTGGCGAAATATTCGGAGGTTATCAACAAAACTTTCGCATTTTTTTCGCTTGGCGATGACAGCATAACCGTGGCCGAAATACTGGAATCGGCAGAGGAATTTTTAGCAACCTGCGGCGACAAGAAGTTGATTGTGATTGACCCTTGGAACGAGTTGGAGGACAGCCGCCCGTCTGGAATGACGGAAACCGAATTTGTCAGCATCACGCTTGGGAAGATTCGGCGGTGGGCAAGGAAGCAAAAGGTTCATGTCTTTATCGTGGCTCACCCGAAAAAGGTGGCGCGTGACGTGAACGGGAAGCTGCCTATTCCAAAGCCCGACATGATTAGCGGTAGTCAGAATTGGTGGAACAAGGTTGATGCCGCCATAACCGTATGGCGCAACTTTGACGATCCTGATTTAAACGAGGTTGAGATTCACATCCCGAAGGTGCGGTTTAAGCACATCGGCAAGCAGGGCGTTGCAACGCTCCGGTACAACTTGGTGACGGGTCAGTATTCAGAAATCATCCAAGCGGTTCCGCAATCGCGTGGCGTTGTTGGGATTGACTTCTGATGACCAAGCAAACGCCAGCAGAGAAAGCCAAAGCGAACCGCGCAGCCATGCCGGAAGTCGCGCAGATAGTTGATGCGTTCCGCAAGGAATTTGGGCAGATCACGGTGACTTTTGCCAGTGAGAACGGGCGCGAGGTCGGGCAGCGTGCATGAGCTGGCTCTTTTCGCAGGCGCTGGTGGAGGCATACTCGGGGGACACCTCCTCGGATGGCGAACCGTCTGTGCAGTCGAGTGGGAACCCTATCCCGCAAGCGTACTTGTCGCAAGACAAAATGACGGCATTCTCCCGCCTTTCCCGATTTGGGATGACGTTCAAACCTTTGACGGAAAGCCGTGGCAAGGAATTGTTGACGTTGTATCTGGCGGGTTTCCATGCCAGGACATCAGCTCTGCGGGGGGGGGGCAGGCATTACTGGAAGCAGAAGTTCCATGTGGAAACACATGGCAAGGATTATTGGGGAGGTACGACCCCAGTACGCATTCATTGAAAACAGCCCAATGCTCACTATTCGAGGACTTGAAACCGTCCTCTGTGACCTTGCCTCGATGGGGTTCAATGCAAGATGGGGAGTTATATCAGCGGCAGACGTTGGTGCGCCCCATCTTAGAGAGCGAATCTGGATTGTGGCCAACAATCACAGCAACAGCAAATCAACTCAGTCCGTCAATGCAAAGCAGGTATGCAAACCCAATATGGCCAACACCAACAGCGCACAATGCAAAAGAAGCAGCATATCCAGCGGAATTCCTCAGAAAAACGCCAACATTAGCGGCCACGGTAGCAATGCGGAAGTTTCCGACACCTCAAGCATCCGACAATCGGGATCGGGGGAATATGAGCAACCTTTCTATTCAGCGGAGAGTTGCAATGGGGAAACAAATAATGCTCAGTCAATCGGTGGATCAAAACTCTGGCCAATTGAACCCGCCGTGGGTCGAGTGGCTAATGGGGTGGCCGCTAGAATGGACAGGCTTAAAGCCATTGGAAATGGACAAGTTCCAAGAGTGGCAGCAACAGCATGGAGTCTATTGAATGGCTGACGTATGCCCAACCTGCCACCAGAAACACCGCCGCAGCTTGCCGCAGAACAAGCGGCTTCATGCGCTGTTCACAGAGTTGGCGGCTAACGTGAAGGGCGCTGATGACCTCTACCATCCCGCCGCGTGGTGGAAAGTGATGAGCAAAGACCGCTGGCTAGGTTACGACGAATACCGCAAGCCCGATGGAGGATTGATAACGGTGATGCGCTCGACCGCCGACTTGGATGTTGCGGAACTTACCGCATTCATGGACGAGGTTGAGAGGTACGCGGCGAAGCGTGGCGTGTATCTCGTGGATGACGTGGCGGCGCTGGCATGACCCAAGACGAAATCATCCACATAGAGCGCGTAAAGAACATGCCCTGTTCCGTCTGCTCTGCGCCCGCGCCTAGCGACTTTCACCACATCCTGACCGGACGCACGCCGAGCCGCAAGTCGCCAACTTATACGGGAATCCCGCTGTGCAAAAGCTGCCACCAGGACAACTTTAACGGCATACACGGCCAAGCGCGGATGTGGAGTGTGATGAAGGCAACCGAACTGGAATGTTTGAACAACACGCTGAAAACCATTTTTAGGGGGCGATGATGACCGATGACATGATTAGCATCTGCGAGCGCTGGGAGAAGAAGGGTTTTGACTCAGGCTTTCGCATCGGGGTGGGGCTTGCGTTTGGGGTGGTGCTGGTGGTTGCGCTAGTTGGGTGGGTGCTCAAATGAAACTAACCGGCTGGTATCGAGGCGACCAAAAGCCCGTAAGGGTTGGCGTTTATAAGCGGCGGTGTAAGGGCGGTCGCTTTTCATTATGGGATGGGAGAACGTGGTCACTCGGGTTTTACGATGCTGGCCTTTGTGCTGCGTTCGGCTGTATCGTGCCGGCGTCAGAACAAGCCCTACCGTGGCGCGGGGTGGCGAAATGAGCGATTACTCATCTAAATCCGTCCTTCTCCCCGCAATGGTGCGCGACATACAAGGCGCACTGCGGCACAAGGAATACAAGACGGCGCGAGAACACATCAAGACCGCGATGCTGGCGCTAGGTGCAATCGGCGCGGCGATAGAGGACAAGGCCGACGAAGTGATAGGGGAAATCCTTGGCGACTAAAGGCCAGCGCACCGCCGCCGGATGGCTTGATGTGGTGACTAAGCGCAAAGCGCCGCCAGTGGGCAACGGGCGCGTTCACTTGCTCGACGGGAGCCACCCAACAAAAAAGCCCAAAACGTCGCTGTCCGAGTCGAAGGTGCAGGCCGCTTGTATCGACCTTTTGGATAAGCATCCCAACGTGGTCAAGTGGTGGCGGCAGAACACAGGCAGCGCAAAGATGGGCGGGCGCTTCGTTAAATTTAGTTTTAAAGGCGCGTCCGACTTGATGGGTGTGTTGCGTGGGGGCCGGTTTCTGGCCGTTGAAGTCAAGGCGACAGGTAAAGCCCCGAGCCTTGAGCAAATAGCCTTTCTGGACGCCGTAAATGCCGCCGGTGGGCTTGCTGTGTGTGTGGATGACCCTGTTCAATTAGCCAACACCTTGAGGGGCGTATGAATACAGAAACCGATTGCTACAAAGCCTTGGCCTCGGCGGTAATCATCAACGCAATTGATGACCTGACCTACGTGGGGCAAGAAAAGGAAAAGGTGCGGCGCGAGGCGTTGGAGTTTCTGACCAGCGAGGAACATAGCGAAATTCGGGCGATGTGGCTTTCTTGGCTGGATTTGGACGAGTTTGGTCTGCGGCGGTTGGTGTTGGCTGCGGATCGGTTCGGTCAACAAAATCTATTGAAAATCGCAGCATGAGCGCCCGCCAAGACCCCGAACGCGCCGAATGGCATCTGACCAACTGGCGGCGCTTTATGGGTGATGGGGCGACCTTTGCAAAACTGGGAGCGCCTGGGGCTGCGGCAGGGTTCGCAACGGGCGGGAGAATCCACAGCTTTGATGATTTAGCGGATCAAGCGGACAAAGCCGCAGCAGATGCCACGGATTCGATTTTAGAGGACTTACGGCGGCACAAGCCCGCACAGGTGGCGGCGGTCTATCACGCCTACCACTTGGCCGTGTACCGCTTCCCGAGGGGAAATTACGAGGCATTGCTGTCTGATGCCAAAGCCGCCGTCTGGCGGGAACTTAGCGCAAGGGGTTTTGTATGATTAAGTTAAACGGCGATGACCGCATTAAATTGATACTTGACGCGCCCGCCAAGAAGTTGACCGAGTGGGAGCAGGGCTATCTTCATTGTCTGGTGACGGAGGGCGGGAAAGAAGAATTCAAGCAGCGCATTTATGACCGAATTATTGTCAGCGCCCCCGAGTTTGAGAGCGCCACTATTTTGAGTTGAACTATCGGGGCGAATTGGTATCTTATGTTTGCGGGGCAAGTTGCGCCCGCAGTTTCGGTGCGGACTGGAGATTTCCGGTCGTCGCAGGCAGATAACACCGCTGCCACCGATTTACCTGTTTCGCCACCTCCTTGCGAAACCTTTGCCGCGCACAACTGAGTATTCGGGTGTGACGCGGCATTTTTTATTGATGCTGTCAGAAAAACACATGCGGATTTCTGACAGATTACCGACTCCCCGCCACCGGCAAGCCTCACAGCCACAAGCCTAGCTAACCGCAGAGGCTCTTGGCCGCGTGGGCGGGGAACCTAACAAATGACAGATTACGAGCCAATTACCTGCTTCGTGCTGAACACCACGGTTTTCGTCTACGACGATAAAACGGTGGAGACCAAGACGGTCATGTCCGGCCCGTATCACGGAATAGGCAAGCGCCCCGCACCTGACGGTATCAGGGTTCCGAAAAGGAAACGTATGGAAGCAATACTAAACGCCGGTTGGCTTTGTGGTGCGTGCGGTCAAGTGATGATCGTCAACGTCGAAAACTGCATCCCGACCCAGACCGGAACCATCCAATGCGCTAATCAGGACTGCGAGGAATTCGGCACGATCTACCATGAGCCGCGTGTGTCGATGGAGTTGGAGCAAGTGTTAGCAAATCAAGAAGTTACAGTTGGCGCGAATGGCTGAACGTGGAGGCCAGCCGGGAAATGCTAACGGCGGCACTGGCGCAGATACAGCCCCATTCAAATCTGCCCTGCGTAGGGCGATTGCTCAGGATGACAGTAAGCGCATTCGTGACGCCGCCGAGAAACTGCTAGACCTAGCCGCTGCCGGTGAGCCGTGGGCGGTCAGGGAGTTGGCAGACCGAACGGACGGGAAGGCCGCGCAGTCCGTAACGCTGGCGGGCGACCCTGACAAGCCGTTGCAATCGAAGGTAACAGTCGAGTTTGTCGAATCTAAGCCTGCCTAGTGCCTTCAGGTTTCTATGGGCAGATAAATCAGATGATGGGCGCGTGGTTCGGTATAGGGCTGCTTATGGCGGGCGCGGGTCGGCTAAATCCCATTCGTTTGCGCTTGCTTTAGTTTTAAAGGCGGCTGAACAACCGCTGCGAATTGGTTGCTACCGCGAGATTCAGAAGTCGATACGGGACAGCGTTAAACGGCTCTTGGATGACAAGATCGCCGCCGCTGGCCTGACGGACTTCTACACCAGCACGGACACGGAGATTCGGGGTGCTAACGGCTCCCTGTTCATCTTTGCCGGACTGAGGACAAACCCTGACGCGGTGAAGTCAACCGAGGGTCTGGATATTGCCGCCGTGTTTGAGGCGAACAAGGTTAGTCAAAGATCGTGGGACATGCTTATCCCGACAGTCCGCAAGGATGGATCGGAGATATGGGCGGAGTGGAACCCCGACCAACCGACCGACCCCGTTGACCAGATGTTCAGGAGCGCGAACGGTGCACCGCCTGGGGCGATTGTCCGCAAGGTGAACTGGACGGAAAACCCGTTTTTCCCCGCCGTCTTGCTTCAGGAGTTGGAGTGGGACAAGAAGCGCGACCCTGAGAAGTACGCCCATATCTGGCTTGGCGAGTATCAGCGGAACTCTGAGTCGCGGGTATTCAAGAATTGGGCGGTCGAGGACTTCGATTTGCCGGCTGGTACGATTTATCGGCAAGGCGCGGATTGGGGATTCAGTATTGACCCGTCAGTCCTTGTCCGTTGCTCGATTGAAGGCAAGCGCCTGTACATCGACCACGAGGCTTACATGGTCGGATGCGAGATTGACCAGTTGCCCGACCTCTTTGACCGCGTGCCCGATGCCCGTAAGTGGTTCATCACGGCAGATTCAGCGCGGCCCGAAACGATTAGCTATATGCAGAAGCACGGTTATCCGAAGGTGAACCGAGCGTCTAAGGGCGCGGGTTCGGTGGAGGAGGGGATCGCGTTTCTTCAATCATTTGACATCGTTGTTCATCCGCGATGCAAGCACACCATTGACGAACTGACCTTGTATTCATACAAGTCAGACAAACTCACAGGGGAAGTTTTGCCCATGCTTGAAGATAAAAACAATCACGTCATAGACGCGCTGCGCTATGCCTGTGAAGGCGCAAGGAAGGCTGGCAAGGCCAAGCCTCGTCCAATGTTTGTGAACGTCAACCAGGGGCCGCAAGGCTTCATGGCGGGCTAATTGGCCGACTACGCCGAACCGGACGCCGTTGCGGTGGTAGGCAAACCCACGCCCAAAAAGGACGGGGGTGGCGCTGACTTCATGGCGACCGCTCGCTCGCGTTTCAATCAAGCGATTGAAGCGAACGGCGAGAACAGGGTCAGTGAAGTCGAGGATTTGAAGTTTGCGGCAGGTTCAAGCGACAACGGCTTTCAATGGCCCGAGAAAATCCGCAACATGCGGGAGAACGACCCGAACGGTGCGCGACCCGTCCTGACGATCAACAAGCTGCCGCAGCACATCAAACTGGTTACTAACGAGCAGCGCCAGAACCGCCCGAGCGTCAAGGTCATTCCGGTGGATGACAAGGGCGACCCCGAAGTCGCCAAGATACTGGACGGCATTGTCCGGCACATCGAAGTCAACTCGGACGCGGATGTGGCTTATGACACCGCTTGCGAGAACCAAGTCACGATTGGCGAGGGTTACTTCCGCATCCTGACCGATTACCTTGATGAGAATTCGTTTGAGCAGGACATCCTGATCAAGCGCATCCGCAACAGCTTCTCGGTTTACATGGATCCGAACATTCAAGACCCGTCGGGAGCCGACCAGAAATGGTGCTTCATCACGGACGAGTTAAGCAAAGACGAATTCAAGGCGCAATACCCCAAGGCGCAAGCTGCCGATTGGGAGCTTGAGGGCCAGGGCGACCAGTACCGCTCATGGTTTGAGAACGACCGCATCCGCATCGCCGAGTATTTCTGTTTTGAAGAAACCGAAAAGACCATCTACCTGATGGAGGATGGATCGGTGGTTGATGCCGTTCCGGCGGGCATGGCGGCTGTCAAAGAGCGCAAGACCAAGGTTCCGAAGGTCTGCTGGTACAAGATCAACGGTTGCGAAGTGCTGGAAAAGCGCGATTGGGCGGGCAAGTACATTCCTGTCGTGCGTGTGGTCGGCAATGAGTTTGACATCGAGGGCAAGCTGATTATCTCGGGCATTGTGCGTAATGCAAAAGACGCGCAGAGAATGTACAACTACTGGACATCAACCGAGGCCGAAGCGATTGCGCTGGCCCCCAAGTCGCCGTTTGTGGGCGCAGCGGGGCAGTTTGAGAACTACGAAGATAAGTGGCAGTCAGCCAACATCAAGAACTACGCTTATCTTGAATACAACCCGATTGACATCAACGGGCATCCCGTACCGCCTCCGCAAAGGCAGATGCCGCCGATGGTGCAAGCTGGCATTGTCGCGGCTAAGAACGCCGCAGCGGGCGACATACAGGCCACGGTGGGGCAGTACAACCCGAGCCTTGGCGCAGAGGCGCAAGAGAAGTCAGGCGTGGCTATCCGCGCCCGCCAGCGTCAGGCTGATGTGGGGACGTTCCACTACGTTGACAACCTCTCGCGGGCGATTCGGCATTGCGGGCGCATCTTGCTTGACCTGATTCCTAAGATATACGACACGCAGCGGGTGGCGAGGATATTGGGCGAGGACGGCGAGCCTGATCACGCCAAGATTGACCCCGAGCAGCAAATGCCGGTGCAAGACGAAATGGGTGAGGATGGCAAGGCTATCGGCAAGATATACAACCCTGGCATCGGTCGCTATGACGTTTCGGTCATTGTCGGCCCGTCCTACACCACGAAGCGGCAGGAGGCGGTCGAGTCCATGTCGCAGTTGTTGCAGGGCAACCCGCAACTGTGGGGTGTGGTGGGCGACCTGTTCGTCAAGAACATGGATTGGCCTGGGGCTGACGAGATAGCCGAGCGCATCAAGAAAACCATTCCTCCCCAATTGATTGAGCAGGACGAGGGCGAGGATGACGTAATCCAGACACCAGAAGGCCCGATACCTGTATCCCAAGTGCCACAGATTCTTGACGGCATGAAAAACAACATGATGCAGATGCAGGAACAACTGCAAAGCGCCGAGGTTATGGGGCAGCAGGCCAAAGCCATGACCGAGCAGACCAGATTGCAGGACGCACAGAACAAGTCCAAGGAACTCGACCTGAAGGCTATGGGATTGAGCGAGGAACGCCTGCAAGATCAGATCGCACAGGCTAAGCGGGACTTGCAGCAGGCAGAGGCATTGGCGGCTGCAACGCTGGATAACCGCGAACTGGCGCAGTCGGCGGCGATTCGGGAAACCATGCTGAAAGTGGAACTGATGCTGGCAAACCACGCCCACGCGGTTGAAGAAATGATGGAAAAACCGGCAGAGGAAACAACCGAACCGGCTCCCGATGTATCTGCGGCAATCCTTGAGTCCACGCAGATGACCGCACAGGCTATTCAACAGATGATGCAAGCCTTGGTAATGCCCCGCACAACTGAATTGCAGATGGACGAGATGGGCAACCCTGTCGGCTCAATTAGCAGGGTAGTAAATGATGTTGCTTAACAACAGACACTAGGAAATAAAATGCCAAAATCAACGCCGACTTGCAACAGCATAGTCAACCTGCTCTACCGCGCCGTGACTTGGGCGAACCTAGCCGAGAACGCTTCTGCTGCGCCGATCACCGACATTTACGTTGGTCTGCACACGGCGAACCTGACTGCCGCCACTGACTCGCAAGCCGAGAACGAAACCGCGTATACCAACTATTTGCGCGTTGCTGCGGCTCGCCCTGCGGGTTGGGCTGCGGCGTCTGGTGGTGCAACACAGAACGCGGCGACGATCAGCTTCGCGCAATGCGGCGTTACGGGTGCGACCTTAAGCCACGTTTCCACCGGCAAAACATCGACCGGTGCAACCTCGGTGTTTCACTACGGGGCGCTTAATTCCTCGCTGGTGGTGTCAAGCGGCATTACGCCCCAGTTTGCGGCGGGTGCGCTGACGGTGACCGAAGCCTAATGGATGCACGAACAGCGGTAGAGAGAAAACTGTGGGATGTGGTCGGCCCGCCTCTTTACTACTGCGCCGACTGCCTGCGGGCTGTCAAGGTAACGGCTGTTGATGGTGCGCCTCTGGTAGTGCGCCCTTGTGGTTCAGATTGCAGCGAGCAGATCATTGCCCCGCGCAAGGCAATCATGCCGGGTGAGGGCGGGCTTAACCTGACGGACAAGGCAAAACAGACGTATTCACAAATAGCCGCTTCGCTCACGGGCCGTTGCGTCTAAATGGCTGGCTTTTCAACGGTTGGCGATTTTGCCAACGCTGACGAGTTAGGCCGCTCTTGGCTAACCCAGTTTCGTAAGACCGTCGCATCGGCTGCGACCACAACCGGCGCATGGATAGATTACTCGTATTTCCCCGGCAGTCCTGCGGCTAACTTCTACGCATCTACGCCTTCAACGGCGGCGCTGGTTGAGGCATCGCGGGGTATTTACGTCCCGACAGTAACGCCGTATCAGCAGCACCTGAACAAATTCACTGTGATGACTGCCAACACCGGAAGCGCGGTGAATGCCCGACAGCGGCTGATTCTGTGCGATTACCTGCTTTACTACCCGTTCATCGACACGGACGCGATAGGCGAAGAACAGTTGATGACGAACTACGCTGATGACCCGCTGGTTCCGGCGCTTCCCCGTTACACATGGGGCAAGGTCATCGCGGTGGGGCAGTCAGCGTCAAGCACCATTGGCACATTTACATTCACCTACACGAACCAAGACGGAACGGCTGGCAGGGTAAGCCAAGCGCACAGCACGTTTGTTATTGCTGGCGGCGGGCAGGTGGTATCGGCCGACGGTGTGGGGGCGAGCTTCAACCCCTACCTCGCGCTGCAGGTTGGCGATGTCGGCGTGCAGTCAATCCAATCCGCGACCTTCACGGCTGCGGGTGGCGGGCTGATGGCTCTTGTCATCGTCAAGCCGCTATACAACGGCTATGTAACACAGGAATGCCGCACAACGGGCGGTGTCGCCTTCGGTGCTGCTGATGAGTTCATGTCGCTAATACACCAAGCAGGCGCACCGAGAATTATTGACGGCGCGGTGCTTAACTTTTTTGCCCAAGGTAATGCGGGTTCGCTTGCGTCCTCCCAACTTGTCGGCACACTCGAAACAGCCTGGAACTAGGGGAATACAATGGGTTGGACAAGCCAAGATGATTTAATAACGCAGTTGACCGTCAACGGCAAGGGCGACGTGGTCACCATGACCAAGACGCTGAACGCCGCTGGTGCGGCTGGCGGCTGGACGCTGCTCTCGCCGCACGCCGGCTGGCCGATTGCCAGCACCTTCGCCGGTGCGAGCCTGACCTACGTTGCGACTGACGATACGTGGTCGCAGGGCACAATTTACACAGGCGGCGATGTATCTACCGCCACCAAGCACTTCCTGACCGCTGGCGGGTGCGTTGTTGCTGCTGCTGGTGCGCCTTGGTACATCATGGCAATCGACTTGGTTGGTTACGTCCCTCTCCTGACCACGGACGTATCGGTGACAGGTACAAAGACTTGCAGCATGACTGCTATCGGGTCTGGTGTAGGTAAGGGCGACCGCTACGCTAACGGCGCAGGGCTGCGCCTGTTCTTGGCTGGATTCACCGCGATGGGTGCGAACGCCCCGACCTGCATTGTCAACTACCTCGACACAGGCGGTGGCGCGGGTGCGACGACAACCTTCACATCGACGGCATCCCTGACCATCGGCAGTGTGTTGAACAGCGGCGCTGCTGCGAACAAATACAACCCGTTCCTGCCGCTTGCTGCTGGCGACACCGGCGTGTCGGACATTGTCAGCGTGGTGTGGGCAGGTACTGCTCACGCTTCGGGTTCGGTCGCTGTTTGCTTGGCGAAGCCCCTGTGGTGCTTGCCGCTTCCGGCGACTGGCCTGTATTCCAAGATGGACTTGGTGAATGCCTTGCCGTCTATGCGACAGATAAAGGACGGCGCGAACATTCAATTCCTGCTGTTCCAGACCGGCGCAACGACTTCGGCTGGTACGGTCAACGTGGACTTCGACTACGGCTACGGCGGCTAACGTGGACAAGACCATCCTCGACATCGTCAACGACTTCACTCAGTGGAAAGGCAACTCGTTTGCGCTCGCCAATCTCATCGTTGAAGCACAAAAAGATATTGACCGCGCAAAGCTCGTTGCCGCAGACATGCCGGAAGCAGCAGAGTTGATTTAATGGCCCTACGTTCCAACGGCAATCAGTTCCAGAGCAGCGGCGTCCGGCACTACGGGGCCACAGCTGTCCTGAGCGCATACCCGTCCGTGCTTCACGGTCAGTTCCACATGACCGGCAACATGCGGAACATCACCGCAGGGCAGGGAATCACAGACGACAAGGTTGCTCTGCCCTCGGGTTACAGGCATCCGAAGTGCTGGATGATGCCGCAGAAGGCGGGAGCGCTGGCCGCTCGCAACACCCTGACGGGTAGCGGGACGATCTCCGCGAGCGCGCTTGCGGTGAAACTGGCGCTTGCAGACCTGACGGGTTCGGGAACGCTGTCGGCTACGGGCGGCTTGATTGTTCAAGCCCTAGCAGCCCTTACCGGCAGCGGCACAATATCAAGCGCAAACCTGCAAGCGTTCTTGGCTGCGGTTGCGGCTTTAAGTGGCTCTGGAACTGCCGCAGGAACGGCGACAGGGTTGGGTGCTGCGATTGCCTCCCTGACGGGTAGCGGAACCGCTGCAACGTCGATACTCACCGCCATCGGTGAACTGGACGCAGACCTGACCGTTACGGGAACGGGGTTGAGTACCGCAAACGTAGGACAAGCGGTGTGGACGTACCTAATTGAAAGCGGTCTGTCTGCCGAGCAAATACAGCGCGTGTTGCTTGCTTTTGCGGCTGGTAACGCAACGGGGCTTGAGAATGGGTCGCCTAACTTTAAGGCGCAGGACGGGGCAACTACACGGATAGACGGCACTTACGCAGCCGGTACAAGAACGGTAACAACAGTCAACGGGGACTAGCGTGTCTGTCGTTGGCGAGTGGTTAGGTAATGATGTAGGCGAGTGGCTTGGGCCGGTAGAAACCAACCCAGGCGCGATGTACGCCAACATTGGCGGTTCTGGTGGCATTGTTGCAAACATCAGCGGGGCAGCGGAACAGCCGTCTGCCTCTAACTGGCAGGGTTCCAAGTTCCCAGGTTCGCGCAAGCTGACCAAGGACGAGGAACGGCAGGAACGCATACGCCTTGGAATCATCCCGCAGCAGGAAGCGGAGCAGATCGCCGCAATAGCCGTAGAAGCCTCAATTAACGCCACCAAGGGCAAGGACGTAGGCAAGGCGACTTTAGCCGCTATGGAGGCTTTGGAAGCGTTTGACGCGCTATATCGCAGGGAATTGAGGGAAGCCTACCGTACTGAGTATGTGCGGGCGGCATGGGAATACGAAACCAAACGAATCAGGCGCAACAGGGCGGTGTCCTTGCTGCTTCTTCACTAAGGGAACGACATGGATGCAAACCAAAAAACGGGCGGCTTGATGGGCGGCTTCGTCAAACAGTCGCCTTATGACTATGAGGTTGTGGGCGCTTCGGCAACCGATCAGGTGATGGGCAGTCTTGGGGCGGCGGGCGATTACCTCGACTCCATCGTCATCAGCGTCAACACCGTGGCAACGGCAACGGTCAGCTTGAAAGACGGGGCGGCGGCAATACCTATTCTTACCGGCGCGGCGACTGTCGTTCCTGGCGTGTACACCGTCAAATTGGGCATCGGCGCAGTGACCGGCCCTTGGAAAGTCACAACCGGCGCGGGCGCAACGGTGCTTGCCATCGGCCTCTTTACTTAAGAT